ATGATGTGGAAAATCTACATCGCGTTCAGCCTCATTAGCTTGGCGTCGAATGTGCTTGCACTGGGGCGGTCTATCGATAAGCACAGTCATTTCGATGCGGCCGTGACCGGAGCGGTTATTTTGATCGTCATCCTGTTTGGGGCGTGGGGGGTATGGCTATGCCTAGGATGAATGACCCGTCAGAACCGCGGCAGCCGGAGACCGAAGCCGAGATGATCGCGGCGCTCAAGCTGGATCCGCTCGAGCAGCGGATGCTCTCCTACGGGAAGCTCATGCGGTACTCGGGGCATTGGGTGTTGTGGCTGCAGGTCGAGAATCAGAGCTTCCGGATCGGTGAGGCGGTCGAGGACCGGATGGAGGCGTTCTGGACGAAGTGCATGCTCGCGAAGGCGCTCACGAATGTCGTGCGGGCGGCGCGCCGGTTGACGGGGGAGCGGGAGGACACGGCATGAGGTGGGAAGAGCGGGCGCGGGCGGCAATGCAAGAGTTCGTCGACCGATGCGATAGGGGCGAGGTCCGATCAAGGTACACCTACGAAAAGCTGAAAGCCCTCCTCGCCGAGCCCGCCGAGCGTCAGGGTATCCCCGGTGAATGCTGGGGACCCGGAAGCGAAATCCCCGGCTGGCTCGCCGCCAAGCGCGTCAGCGAGGGGCGGGCGGCGGAGATAGAATGGCGGAAAACGCAGTGGGGCGAAGGTCGGTGGGAAAATCTTTCTACGCACCCTATCGAGTCGCCGAGGGCGTTTGCCGGAGACCCGCAATACCGCTTTCGCCTCCGTCCAGCCCAAGAATCAGATTTCGCTGCGCGGGGAGCGGGAGGAGACGACAAGCTAATGGATCGCATTGTTGTCATTTCGTGTTTTGCGGGTCTTTTCGGGATGCGGGTATGTGCGGAAGCGGACGTCACGGATGGGGAGATCCTGGAGGTATGCAACCGCGAGAACCCCTCCGGTACCTCTTGCGGATGGTCGGCTGTGGTCCGGGAAGCGGAAGAGGGCAGCCCGTTCAAGCGGGAAGACACGCTGCCGGTTCATTGTGACAAATACCCAGAGCGGCTTCATTTCTTGGTGCTTTGCTGAGGAGGCGCCATGAACCGAGACCAGATAGCCATGAGCGACCTCGGCGATTTGATCGAATCCCTTGAGAAGGAGCGCGACGTTCTCCAGCTGGAGGTGCAGAAGCTGCGGGCGGAGCGAGAGGAATGCTTAAACGCACTTCGCCTACTCTCCGATCACTATGACGATCTCAGCAAAAGCAACCCAGGGTTCATGGGCAAGCTAACGCTACAGCGATATGACCTTTGGAACGAGGCGCTATTGGCAACGGACCTAGTCCTCGCGAAGCACCGCCGCCTCGCCGAGGGCACGCTATGACCCCGGAGGAAGTACGGGAGGTGTCCTAATGGATGAGCTGCGATGCCCTCATGGCCGCCGCAACCCGGAGTTGAACTGCACCCCGTGTTTGCGTCACGAGATCGACCGCCTCCGCACCGAGCTGGAGCGGCTGCGCGGGGAGCGGGAGGAGGAGTACGTCCGCGGATACGTGAAGGGGCGGATGGATGCGCTACCCAATGGTATCGCTGGGGACGTTCGACAAATGATGCAGGCGGGATATAGAGCCGAAGCCCGCCGCCGCCTCGCTGGGGAGAACGAATCGTGTCAAGGACACTCATAGTGACGTTGCGCATCGAGGTCGAGGATCCGGACGAGTGCGAGGCGCTGCCGGAGGCCTGGGCCGATCCGATGCTCGTGTCGTTCTCGCACGGGCGGGTATGCGGGCTCGTGCTACAGGACCCCGAAGACTATGTGCCGCTTGGCTATTTGCAGACGCTCGCGCGGGTGCAGGCGACCGCGGAGTGGGAGGGAGCCACCGGTGAGTGACGGCGCGTCGCACGGGTATCGGGAATCGCATCCGCTGCCGATCCAATCGGATCTGCCGCGCGGAGGAAATATGAAGTCACGCCTATCCTATGCACCCTGGACCGCTGAGGAGGTGTGGAATCTTCAGTCGCGGCAGGCGCGGCAGGATCTACATCCCTATACTTGCAGTTGTGGCGGAGATGTGGTTTTGCTGGCGACTTGGGATGGGTGGGTTTGCCCCAGTGGGTGCGGGCATTATCAGAAGTGGTGTTTTGCGGTCGACGCGGAGCAAGGCGGACCTCCGGTACCAGATCTTTTGAAAGGGAGATATCCCATGTCGAAGGCAAGTAGTGGTGTGGCCGGCAGCCCGCCGGTCGTGACGACGGATCCATCCGAGGTGCGCACCGCGGTGGCCGTGAAGGAGGCCGTGGCGAAGGAGCGGGCGCGCTGCGCCACCATCGCGGCGGACATCGCGTGGATGATGGAGATGGGCGCCGGCGAGCTCGGGCCCGGCGAGCGGCTGCGGCAGGTGCAGCAGAAGATCGAGCGCGGCGAGGAGCCGCTCGACGTCGAGGGGCTGTTGCGGCGGGAGGGGTCATGAGCGTGGTGCAGAACCCCGGGGCGTGCCTGGCCGTGCTGAACGACGCCTACAACAGCAGCACCCCAAGCAAGCTCAACGCGGAGACCGTGCGTCGGTGGATGCATCAACATCTGAAGCAGGGCGGGCATCCGCATCGGTGGCATGTTAGCCACCGTTTCTGGGTCTTCGCCGAAGAGGGTCAGGAGGAGGCGCCATGAGCCTGGAGTACATCCGCAAATACTACAAGGTGCCGGCCAAGCGCCTCGGCCGCGTGCGGTGGACGCGGCGCGACGGCACGGCGCTCGAAGGCACCATCACCGGCGCCACGCAGTATTTGCTCGTGCGCTTCGACGATCGGAACTTCAGTGTGCCGATCCATCCGACCGAGGAAGGGCTGGTGTATCTATGACGGCGCTCGACGGGTGGCTCGTCCGGGAGATGGACGAACGACGGGTAGTTGCGGTCGCGATGGAGCGGGAGGCGGATGGCTGGTATTGCGTCGGGCTGTACGCGCCGGACGGCTCGGTCGTCGAAGGGCGCGCCCCGCAGCTCGGGCTGGCGATGGAGCGGGCGATCTATGGGGCGAAGGTAATGGGGGGGTGGGATGGCGATCAATGATCTCGACGACTTTCTGGAGGCCCCATGCAAGTTCTGCAAGTACAACGGGCCTGGCTACTGGCAGGTGGGCACCCATGCCGAGTCGTGTCCATGGCGGGATATCGGCGGGGAAGCGGATCGCAAGGGGCGCCTACCGCAGGTCATCCGGGAGATTCGCGACGCGCAAGATGAGGCGTGGGTGGAGGGGTGGCGAGAATGCGCTAAGTGGGTGTATGCCTATCAGGGCATCTATGTAATCGAGGAGGCGGTGGAAGAGGCTCGTCACCGATTGGAGAACCCGAATGCTTGAGCGCGCCATCAAACTCGCGATCGATGCCCATCACGGGCAAACCGACAAGGCCGGCGAGCCGTACATCCTGCATCCGCTGCGGGTCATGGTGAAGATGAGGGCCGAGGAGCAGCAGATCGTGGCGGTCCTACACGACGTCGTGGAGGATACGCTTGTGAGTCTTAGCTTGTTGGAGAGCGAGGGGTTCAGTCCGGAGATCGTCGATGCGATTGATCGGCTGACTCGCCGGTCGCATGAACCGATGAGCGCCTATCTGGATCGGGTCTGCGAGAGCAAGCTCGCCGTGGTCGTCAAGCTGCAGGATATCAATGACAACCTGGACGCTAGGCGGCTCGAGAAGCTGGATGTCGAGACCCATGCCCGCCTCGTCACGAAGTATGTGAAGATGGGGAATTACATCGGGCAGCGTCTGGGCCTGCGGCGCTTGGGGGCGCCGCGATGAAGCCCCGGTTGCTGCGCCTCACCCCGCGGCAGCAATGGGTCCTCGACCGCCTTGCCGAGGGGTGGGGGCTGTGGGGAAGCCCATTCGGGCCATACTTCGAGCATGTCTATCGCGATGAATCCGGTGAGCTTCACCGGGAAGATCGGAATGTCCATCACGCGACCTTCAAGGCGCTCATCAGCCGGCGTCTTATCGTTGATGTGGAAGGACGGTATCCTCTACAGAAGCAATGGGTGCTCACACGATGGGGTGAGTGCCATGCAGCACCTTATGCGGAGCCGAAATAATGGAGGCATTTTTTCTCGCCGTGAATATTTTCTGCAATATGATGTTCATCCGGCTTGCGTTGATCGCGCTCTGGAAGGAGCGAGCGATGATCGAGTCGGTGCGTCGCCGGCCGGAGACACTCGCCAGTTCTATATGTTGCCATCCGACGGTCCTGCGCACGCTCTTCGAGGCGAAGGTATGGAGTTACCGAGGCTACTGCGGGTTTGTGGCCGACGCACTCGAGGAAATTCTCAAGGAGGATGAGCCTGGGGAGTAGCCGTGTCATTCTCGTGCGGGATGATATGTCCATATGCGTTCATGTGCGTCCAGAGACGCCATCATTGCATATCGCCAACATAATGCTTGACGATCATCATATAAAAAGCTAAGGTAATTGCTCGATCGTTTTTCGCTCTCTATCGGGTGGCGAATCATCGTCACCGGAGAGAGCCAACCGTTGTATAGGAGATGGGCTCATGACAACGAAGACATCAGCAGCGAAGGCAGCCAAGGCGGCCGGCAGCAACGGCCGCGGCAAGGTCGCGGAGATTCCGCTTCCCGAGGGAACGGAGGTGGAGCGGGTCTCCAACGAGCTGGTTTATGTGACGCCGGAGATCGCGGCACAATGGCTGGGGGCGATGGCGAAGAATCGTCCAGTCGCTTCAGAGAAGGTGGAGGAGTACACCGGCAAGATGGAGAAGGGCCAGTGGATGTGCAACGGCGAGTCCATCAAGTTCTCGCGCAGTGGCAAGCTCATCGACGGCCAACATCGGCTCCTGGCGGTGATTGCGGCGGATAGGCCGGTCCGGATCGAAGTGCGACGCGGCCTGCCCGAGGAGGCGTTTCTCACGCTGGACACGGGCTTCAAGCGCACGGCGGGCGCCGCGCTCACCCTGTCGACCGAGAATCGCATTCAGAACTACAACACGGTCGCCGCGGCCTTGCGCAAGGTCTGCCTGTGGGAGACCGTCGGCCTCGACAAAAAAGGCAGTGGCAAGAACCGGCCGACGAACATCGATATCGTTGCGGCACTTGACCGGCATCCCGGCGTGATCGATGCGACGGCCTTCGTGCTTCACCATCATTGCACCGACATCATCTCGGGCGGGATTGCCGCGCCGCTCTTCTACATCTTCAGCACGATCGACGCGGAGGAGGCCGAACGCTTCTGGTATCAGCTTTGTACCGGTCTCGAGCTGACCGATACGAGCGACGCCGTCTACCGGCTCCGTCAGCGGCTGTTGGCGAGGAAGGTTGCGCGGGTCAGGGATACGGAGAAGGTCCTGCTCGCGCTCTGCATCAAGGCTTGGAATTTCCGCCGCACCAATACCCCATGTCAAAAGCTGCTCTATACCACCGACCCGAAGAAGGCCGAGGAATTCCCGGTGCCGATCTAGGGAGGGCGCCATGTATCGATGTAGGTACTGCGAGCAGCTTGCCGAGTCCGGACACGACTGCCGGGAGAGTCTCATCGAGGGTCTGCGGGAGCGGGTCTTCGAGCTAGAGGAGGCTTCGACCTGGCCTCATCCGCTGGAGGGATCCGCGCGCAGTCGCATCCTTCTTCGGCTCGGCGTGACGACGATCGATGCGGCACTGGAGCGGGTCGATTATCTCGAGACCTTATTATCGGATTTAGCGCGAAATCCGCCAGAGGACGGCCCATGCGCGCTCTGCGGGACGGGTACGACCTGTTATGCTGGGAATTCGGGGATGTGGCCGATCGAGCTGGAATATGCCGGCGGGAACGGTGATCGCCGCATCTATCATCGGCGATGTGTGGTTCTGGCCATCGAGCAGGAGCAGCTTCGGCTAGATCAACAGAAGGGAGGGGCGAGTGAGCGAGATGACGCTGAAGGACCGACTTGATCGGATGTGCGAGGTGATGGCCAATAGCCCGCATGGGTTGTTTGATGAACTGGAGCCAGAGGAATGGCAACTCCTCAACCGCTTGGTCGCGGATGCCCTGACTAAGATCGTCATCGACGTCTTGGATCCGGATGTGGATAGGCTGTCGGAGCTTGTATCGCCAGAGAAGGTCGCGGCCGTGACAGCGCAGGCCAGATTCCTCATGTTTTCCGGCGCGTTCTTTCATCAGATTGGGATCTTGCGACTGGACCCGAAGCTCGTACAGGAGCTGATGGAGAGCGTCTAAAAGGGGGTGGGTCATGCCACAGCGGTTACCTGGTGAGCTGGACGAGCGAGAGCAGAAGTTTCTGAACGCGCTGGAGAGAATCGCTTCCGCGATTCAGTTTCCATCACCGCCGATGCCAACAGGTGCGGCCTTCAACTCGGAAGCACTGATGCGGCAGGCGATCGACCGCCTGGACAACATCGAGGAGTGGATGGGGCGCATCTCAAAGACGCTCAGCGAGACGCACAAGACCTACGAGCGTCACACCCTTGCGCTGGAGCGATTGGTGTTCGCCGCCCGGGAGTGGATGCGAGATGAGGAAGACAGGAGGAGGTCGGCCGCATAATGCCTCGCTGGTTGTTCGCCTTTCTTTGGCGGCTTTGGCTGAAGGACTGGAGGGGCCGCCCCATGAAAGTCATTCGGGTTCGCGGTTGGCGCACGGCTCTGGTAGAATCACAGGCAGGAAACCGCTATGTGATGACCTGCTTATTCCCATGGGAATCTTCATGAGAAGGGGAGAACGGCGATGGCGCAGATGAGTCAGGCGTTCGCGGAGGCGTTGCACATGGCGGTACAGGATGCCGTCTGTGAGGTGTTGGTGACGGTGGCCCCGGAGCACGAAGAAGGCTACCGGGTGGACCAGGCGACCTGGCATAGTGCCATGTATGCCGAGAATGATGATGGAGAGGCCTATCTACAGGTCCGCGTCAAGCAGGGATGCTCCGTGACATCCGGGCCCTTCGCGGTGCGCAAACGAGAAAGGCAATGAGGCCATGTCCAATGTAAGCACCACCTTTACCTATGGCGGAACCGGTGGCGGAACCATCGGACAGTATATCGATAACGGATGGCTGTACGGCCCGCCATCGATCCGGCCACCGTTAGACCTGAAACGGTATGATGAGATTGATCGGCATCTCAGGGATCTGGGGTTGGATTTCAGCAAGGTCAGCCTAGTGCCTGATACCCTCCCGGATCGGATGGAGGTGAAGCGGCCGGATGTCCTGAAGGCGTTTGAATAGGGGTTGCTATTCGTTGCGACCTGCGTTAGGTTGTCTTTCCTGATGCCATGAGGTCGCATCGGGCGTTCGTTCGATCGTTCTGATGAGGGGATCATGCTGATCCAGAAGCTAGGGGAGTCCAACGGGGCCTTTCTCGTGCGGACGATCCACGACCAACTCGATGGCGTCTCCGCGATGGAGCTCGCCGGTATCGCGGCCTATCTCCGTGTTCATGCGGAGCACAGGCTACAGCGGGAGATCCAGGGCCGCCTCCGTGAGAGCGACGGCTTGCAGGACCCGCCGGAGGAATAGCCATGGGTGATTGCAGCATTACTTATCGCGAGCTGCGCGTGCTTATTGGGGAGCTGACCGAGATGTACATTCTCATCGATGCGGCCGGCGATTGCCCTGTCCATATCCAGGGCTGGCATCATAAATCTTTCCCGCCGAACATCCCGATCGAGGACATTCTGCGGGATCGCATGTGGCAGCAGGGCCAACCCGAGACCGATCCCGTGATGTGGCCGCTCGAGGCCCCGCCGGTGCGGTTGAGTGGTCCGTGATGAAACGGAGTTTTTTTTATCGTTAGGAGGAGAAGAGACCATGGCAAAGTTGCATGAGTTGTTGGCGGCCGAGAAAACCCCGACCGGGGCGTGGAATCAACTACTGGAGGAGACCCACAAGAAGTTCGGGAATGCATCCCACTTCTTCGAGGGGTACACCGTCTCCCTCGCCATGATCGAGCAGACGCCGGCGAACGCCGAGATGGAGGCGGCGGCGCACGAGGTCAAGGCGGTGGCCACCACGGTCTATGACACCCTCGAGTATGCTTTGGATCTCTGGGGCAAGGCCGAGGATTGTCAGGCACAGAAGAACGCCACGAACCGGCTGGCTACCGGCACGGTGATGTGGCGGGGTGCCCCGCTGTTGGAGGGGCTCCCGGTGGACGAGCTTCTGGGGCTGGAGGCGCGGCTCAAGAAGATCCGCGAGCTGTACGTCCGGATCCCCACCCTGGACGCCACCAAGCACTGGAAGCTCGATCCACAGGCGGGGGCGCACATCTATGTGATGGAGCACCCGGAGGAGAAGACCAAGACCAAGAAGACACTGATCCCTGTGCAGCTCTCGCCGGCCACGGACCATCACCCGGCCCAGGTTGCCCAGGTCAACGAGGACGTGGTGGTGGGACGATCCACAACGGAGCGCAAGTCCGGCGCGGTGTCGGCCTACCAGAAGGCTGAGGCGATCAAGCGCATCGACGAGCTGTTGGTGGAGGTGAAGCAGGCGCGCATGCGCGCGAACGAGACGGAGGTCGAAAAGATCACCGTGGCCGACAAGCTGCTGCCGCTCTTGCTGGAGCCGCTCAAGGACTAGGAGGCCATCAAGGATAGATTATCGGTCAGATCAGGCCAGCGTTATCGTCTTCGTCATGATGGACCGTGTTGGCGTTCGTGTATTGCCTGACAACCGATATCGTGAGGCATGTTCACGTCATTGCACTAGACTACTTCGGAAACCCGGGTTCGAGTCCCGGCACGCGCTCCAAAAAATCTATGCGCGTGTCGTCTAGTGGTTAGGACACCGAAGCTATAGCGTTATCGTAACCAAGGCGTGACATGGGGCAACCGGCGGCGGCGACCACAACAGATACGGGAGGTCGTCGCCGTCCCACTAATTCATCAGCGGCAGGGCTGTCTACGGGGAATGGCTTCCCATGTGAGGTATAATTGTGGTAATGGATGTGACCATGGAAACCTTCATACCCAATGCCACGCAATGCCAGCTCTGCGGCGCGGCCGCGGATCGCTACGGATCTCTCGATCAATGCCGGACGGTTCCGACGCATATCGGCGACCCGGAGACCGGTATGTTCGAGGATGTTGCGCTCATGGTGGAGCATCCCTGTGAGCGCGACGAGGATCGCCAGGCGGTCTGGGCGGCGAGGGCCTGACGCGTGCCGCTAACCTGCTACTGCGGTGACGACAGCGATTGGTACTACGACGACGACGACTTCGTCGTGCTGGAGACCAAGCGCGGCCGTCGCTGCGCATCCTGCGGGACGTGGATTCGCCCCGGCGAGACCGCTTTGCGCTTTTCCTGCTGGCGTGATCCGCGGAGCGATTACGAATGGGATCGGTTCGGCGAGGAGGTGGCCATGGCGGATAAATTCATGTGCGAGCCCTGCGGTGATCAGTACATGAATCTCACGGCCCTGGGCTTCTGCATCACCCTGGGGCTGGACAACATGATGGACCTGCTGCAGGAGTATCGGGAGGTCTACGTGCCCATGGCCCGCGCAGCGGAGAAGAGGCGATGACGGAGAAGAGCCTGGCGCCGGGCCGCTGTAAGAGATGCCACGGACGGATGGTTCGGGGCATCGCCATGGAATCCACTACGATCACCGCCGACGAGGGCACATGCTCGCCGGGCGGTCCCGGGCGGATCATCCCGGTGTTCAAATGCGTCGGCTGCGGATGGAGTATCACGGATGAAAATGACGGTGTCAGAGCGGAAGTTAGCCAGAAAGGTTCGCAAGGCGATGGCCGAGGCCGAAGACGGCAACCCACTCAAGGATTTTCTCGACGATGACGAGATCCTCGACGCGCTGGATCTTCTCGTGAGGCTCACGATGGAGCCGCTGCCGAAGAAAAAGTGAGGGCGGCGCGGATGGGCCACGCCGCCCTCTGCGTCACCACCTCAGAGGGAGGGGTCGGTGGTCACGCGATCGGGATGCCATGCGTAGGGCTCGAGTGGCCGGTCGGCGCGCAGGTATAGCGGATGCTTCGGCTCTCCGCACTCATTCACGCCGAAGCACTCCATGCCACTATTCCCGAATTCATCGTGCAGGATAACCCAAAGCATGCTTGCCACGGTTGCCCCGCGTCCTTTGTAGATCCCATGATTGCCCCAGGCGACCACGACCTTATCCGCGCTTCCGGCGAACCTTGTGATGGCGAAGTCATTGTCGTCGCCGACCGGGTCGTCGGCAGCCCGCATGTTCGCGGGATCGGTGGCACGCCAACCGAACGCATTCAGCATGACCATGGCGCCATAGCCCCACCGCATGGCGAAGTTGATGCAGCGCCGCACGGTGGGGTCGTTCTCCACCTCGTCGGCGGTGGAGGGGTTGAGCCCGACGAAGGCGACATACCCGGGTCGGGTCGCCATGGGCCCTTTCCACTGCCGCCACAGCGCGTAGCGGTAGCGCTCGCACGGCGAAAAAATCGCGCCGCTTTCAGGGGTATTTCTCATGGGATCATCGATTCTGTGGCGAGGCGGCAACTGGTTCAACGTGCCCGTTGCCGGGGAGGCGCGTCCGCCTCGAGTAGTCCGCCGTTCGGTTCCAGTCCATGCCAAGGGCATTCGCCACATATCTCGATGGGGTAACGGGGGCAGGAATCAAACCTGCTACCTCCGGCGCATGAGACCGGCGAGCTGTCAATGCTCCACCCCGCTCTCATTAGATTAGGGGTTCTCTTCGTAGCGCGTCAACAGCGATTGTATTCTTCTGATGAGGTGATCGAGCGGGCGCTGCCCGATCAGGCTGGAATGGGTAGGCAGATGATCTGGGCTGGCACTTTCAATGACGTGTGGCAGGCATTGCCGCAATAGATCCAGCAGCTCCCTCTCTCTTGCCGTGAGCTCCACGACGAGAATGATGGCATTGGTAATGATCCCTGTCGATCGGGCTTGACAGAAATGATGGGAGTTTGTACTGTCTCCGCACTCGCTTCTCATGAGGGGCGTAGCAGTGTTCATCGTTCGATCGTTCGATAGAAGGAGCCCGGCGATGGCCGACGGCCTCGTGAACTGTCCTTACTGTGGTGAAGGTGCCGTCTTGGCGGCCACCAAGGAGATCTACCCGCTCGCGCAGCGGAACTACGGCTGGTTCTGGCTATGCCGGACATGCCGGGCGTGGGTTGGCTGCCATCCGAAGACGATCCGGCCCCTGGGTAGGCTGGCCAATGCGGAGCTGCGGGCGGCAAAACAGGCAGCCCACGCGGCGTTCGACCCGTTCTGGAAGCGGATGGTCTACCGCGGAAAGATGAAGAAATCGTATGCGCGCAAGCGAGCCTATGCTTGGTTGGCCGGCGAGCTGAACATCCCGAGCCGGGAATGCCACATCGGGATGTTCGACATAGACCTATGCCAGCGTACCGTCGCCATCTGCCGTGAGCGTGCCGACGAAGAGCGGCTCAACATGGCTCTGTCTAGGGAGGGATGAGGATGAACGATCCGTTGCTCGGTCGCGATAACAGCACCATGATCCTTGCCTGGATCCGCGATCAAATCCGTCGTACGGCGTATTGCTATCGGCCGGAGAAGCCATTCCTGCTGTCGAGCGGCACCCTATCGCCGCATTATGTCGATTGCCGCAGGGCGCTCTGCCGCTCGCCGGTCATGTCAATCGTCTGCATGCAGATCGCCGCACATGCCCGGGCGATCGGGGCCAATGCGATTGGCGGCCCAGCGGTGGGGGCAGCCCCCCTTGTGTATGGCGCGGCCTTCGCGAACTTCACCCAAACCAAGGATGTCGGCGAAGGGATCCGCGCCTTTCTCGTGCGCACCGAGGAGAAGGTTCACGGGATGGGTGGCCGCATGGTTGGTGAGGTTTCGCCGGGTCACAGCGCGCTCATTGTGGATGATGTACTCACCAGCGGCGGATCGCTAATCTCGACGATTGAATGCTGCCAGGTCCATGGGATCTTCGTGAAGGCTGCGTTCGTCTTGGTGGATCGGGAAGAGGGGGGTCATGAGAACGTAGAGCGCGAGACTGGCGTACGCGTTCATGCGATGATGACGATGGCCTCGCTGTGTGACGCTGCATGAGATGCGCACGTTGATAATGTGCATGGAAAGGTGTAGATATAGCCTTCTCGCCTGCGATCCGCGCGGGCCCATAACCCATCAGAGGAGAGTGCGATGAAGCGGCAAAACTATGTGTATGGCGTGTTCTGCGCCGATGGCTACGTCTGCACGAAGGCCATTGCCGATGACGAGGCGACGGACACGTCCAAGATCCGTGGCGCGGCGGCGCTCAAGCATTACGACACAGTGTGCAAGCGCGGCCCGCATCGCCTGGAGAAGCTCGGAGTCACGAACGGCAAGTTCGCAGCGAAGGGCAGCCGATAGGCAGGCGATGTCAGACACAAGACCTCGCATTGAGCTCGTACGCCCCCAGGGGATCGACGGTCTCCGCGGCCGCCCGCCGATTGGCGTCGCGGTGACCGCCGGTCGCAAGGCGCCGGGGGGTAAGGGCATTATCGAGAAGGACCGGTTCCACATCGTCTACCGGCGGCAGAACCCGGACGGCGTGAAGGAGCTGCATCCGGAGTTCCGGGCCTTCAACGAGCTGCGCAAGGATGAGCAGGGCCGCGTCTTACCTGGAGAGCTAGAGAAGCGCCGGGTTATCCGCGGCAATCTCGTCCATGCGCGGCGGGAGCAGTGCTTCAATTGGGGGCTGAAGGCGCAGATCCTCGATCGACAGCATCCGAACAAGGCGCCGGCCTGCATGGGCAATGGCGTGTCCGCGATACGGTGGATGGGGCCGGGTCCGGATGATTATCAGGAGATCGTCTGTCCCGGGCGGCAGTGCGAGTATCAGCAGGTGCGCAGGGTTGGCAAGTATGAAGTGGTGTCCTGCAAGCCGTGGATGCAGCTCATCTTCCAGCTCCGATGGCGCGACGGCAGCAAAATGCCCACGCCGCTGGCGATCTTCACGTCCAAGGGCTGGAACACCACGGCCAACTTCTATGGCCACGATGAGGATGGCACGCCGGGCGGCTTCTTCGGGCAGATCGAGGTGGCCGCGGCGGAACTGGGGCTGAAGAATTTCTCGCTCTTCGGCTATCCATTCATGCTGACCATGCGGGAGCAGACGAAGCCCTCAGAGCGGAGCCGGTTCGCGGTAATCGACGTCACGCCGGAGATGTCGCCGGTGGAATTCTTCGCGGCGCAGGCGAAGCTCCGGGCGCAGATCGGCGGCTTCCCGGAGCCCCTGTCGCTGCTGGAGGAGCGGACGATCGAAAGTGAAGCCGAGGACGAGCGGAGCATCTCCATCCCAGGTGTGTATGACGCGGAGATGGACTAGGCATGGCGCTGCGCCTCGACGAGCTGAAGGTGATGGCGGAGGGGCGTTGGGGCGATGTCTATGCGGCCTACAGCGTGGAGATGGAGGGCAGGGGTCATGTCCACTGCCCATTCACCGCGCACGCCGATCGCAATCCCTCGTTCCGGTTCGACGGGCGCACGGGCAAATACTGGTGCTCCTGCAGCCAGGGCGACGCCATCGATTTCGTGCAGGCGATGACCGGCTGCGGGATCGGGCAGGCGACGGATCGGATCGCCGACATCCTCATGCTCGGCCCGGGAATGACGCCGGAGGAGCGTGCGGAGATCGAACGAGAGCGCGAGATTGAGAACGAGCGCTACCGCAAGATCGACGCGTGGCACGACCGACAATGCCGCGCGATCGGACAGGACCGGAAGCGGAACGGGCTCGAGCCGGAGGCCATCGGCAGCAAGACCTGGTGGGAGTGGCTCCGCGTGGAGGCCCTCATCAGGACTCGGGAGCGATGGGTGGAGCTAATCCACGGCCATACCGAGACCACGACGGTGCAGGGGGTCTATTGGCCGCCGGACGGGCCAGGGGAGGGCTATGTGCGGCCGGCAGATCGGTTCGAGGTGACGCGGATCCTCTGCGCTGGCATTGACGACGACTATGGAGAGCGGCGGAGCGGGGAGCATTGGATGGGATTTCCGCACCGACCCTGGGCACACTGCAAGGAGACTCGAGATGGGGAAGGGGAGGCCGAAGCAACCGAAATCGAGATCTGAGTTCCGGTGCGAGGGATGTGGCGAGATTTTCCCAGTCGGAAGCAGGCGGGATCAGAGTTATTGCAAGCCCTGCGCGACTGAAAAGCGAGGGAATTTCCAGATCAAGCCAGGCGGTGGACGGGAATCGAGCCTACCGAGGGACGTGGAGGAGGCGCGGGCTAGGATATTGGCGCGGCGACCGGAGCTCGGATTGCCATCCGACGGAACGGGGGAATGGGCAGATGCCTAACAAGAAGGCCTATGACCGTGCCTACGCGATAGCCTGCGGGCTCTTGGCCGCCGCCATTATCTTTGCCGGGCTGGAGTTGACCGGCCACATCGATTGGCCGTGGTGGCTTGTGGTGGCGCCGTTATGGGTGCCGCCCGTAGCCATCATGATAATCATTACCGCATACGTCTTCTTGCTCGCGATGGTTTCTATCGTGATGGACATTCTAGGGCGATCATGAGCCGCTCCACCCGCCTCAACATCCTCGATAAGCATTGCCCGTGGGCGCTGAAGCTCCATGACGACGGCGTGCCGCGCGGCGGGGAGATCCGCTACAACGTCGGCAAGGCAGCCCATGCCGTCCTACAGGACTGGACGACCTCCCGCCCAACTTCGCCGGAGCTGGTCGAACGAGCAGCCGAGGCAGTGGCCGAATCCCTCATCGGTAAGGGCTCGTCGTTCGACGGCGTGCCGGAGCCCCCGATGACGCCCGGCGACGCCATGGAGGGCCGCGACCTCGCGGTGCAGCACTATTACTACCACGGCCTGCCGCCCATCGGGCGACCCGAGCTGGGCCTGGGCATGGATGAGCACGGCAAGGTGGCGCCGTACGCCACGGCTTTCCTCAAGGCGGCGATCGACCTCGAGTGGATCGATGATATGGGGGATGACGAGGACCCCTTCCCCGTCGTCGTGGTCCGCGACTACAAGTCCGCCTGGCCCGCCGGCGAGGGTGAGCTGGCTACGCTCCAGCGCAAGATCCAGGCTGTCCTGGCATGGGCCCACCACCGAGAAGACGCGGCCGCCGTTCGTATGGAGGTGATCAACCTGCGCACCGGCGCCCGATACGACCGGACCATCTTCTTTGACGAGGAAGGCGAGGCGCTGCTTGAGGAGTGGCTGAAAGACATCCTCATGGCGTGCCGCGCACTGGAGCGCATCGAGCAAAACCCGATCGCGGCGCCCGGCGCCGGTTGCTGGGACTGCCCATGGGCGTACCGCTGCGAGTTCTGCATGGATGCCGCCGTGATCCCGGAGCCCGCCGACCCGCCCTCCATCGCGCTTGCCTACGCAGCCGCGCAGGCCCGTAGAGACGCCCTCATCGTCATGGCGAAGAAGGCGGCAGCCGAGGGGGATATCGAAATCCATGACGGCTATGTCGGATACTTTGGGCAGAACGAGCGCGTCTTCAAGCCCGGGGCGGGGAAGGTGATCCTCGACTACTGGTTGGAGGGTTTCAACGTAGACCTCGGCGAGGCACGCCCGCTGATTGAGTCCCTCCTCAATGCGTTGAAGCCTGGTGGCGGTTGCATCGAGAGCCTCGGCAAGGTCCTCTTTCCTGGGCGCGGCGCCGGTAAGGTGGCCGATTTCAAGGCGCTCCGTGGGGAGCTTGAGGAGGCCTGCCTCGACACGAAAGTGACGCCGGTTTTCTCGGTGAGGCGCAAGAAGCAGGTAGATGAGGAGGGGGGCGGATGACGATCGCGATTGGCGATGTTGTGCAGACGAAGCTCTACCGGCAGCCGGGTTACGAAGGCAGGCTCATCTGCGTTACGGAGATCCAGGACGATCTCGAGGCTGGGATGGAGCGGTATTTCGGCCGCGTAGTGCGGCGGGATGGGAGGCCAGGAAAACAACGTCTTCAGTTTTCCATGTCTGATGTAGTAATCTATTCGGCGGTCGATATTGATTCCGTGCCCCTCATGAGAACCGTTCATGGCGCGACCGAACAACACCAACAAGGTCTTGAAGGATGTTGCACCGCCGGTCGTGGATATCATGACGGTGGAAGAATATGAATCCATCGTCAGATGCCCGAGGCCGGGCTGCCCCACGCCGATCTTGCGCCGCGAGCCCTTCTTCGAGATGGGCGTGCTGTGCGAGGTGAAGCGCTGCCTCTGCGGGAATGTGATTTACCGGCCCGTCACCAGTCACTCGCCATCCCTAGCAGAGGCGACAGCCAAGCCGAGGCGCAAGCCAAAGAAGAAGGCGACCAAGAAGAGGCAGCAGCCCCGCGAGAAATCGGAAATCACGATGAGGGAGGCGCGTTGCGCTCTCCGGATGTATGAAACGAGGGATGAGGGCGGCGCGCGGCTCACTACCATTCCAAGGCTGGCAAGAAAGTATGGCTTGACAGAGCGGACAATGAAGCGATGGATGGCGCGAGCGCGGGACGCAGAGCAACTAGATGCCGGGTGATTGCCGTTTTTGGGGTCGCCAACTATCCGGATCTCGACCACGTGCGGAGGGTGATCAGTGCGCTGCCCACGGATCTCCCTATTGTTACCGGCGGCCACAGTGGACCGGAGCTGGAGACGGCAAGGGTCGCACGAAACAGGGGTATGCATGTAGATGTGATCCGTCGCCACCGGGTGAATTCCGGGACTTGGGTGGACGCGCTAAAAATGGCAGTCTTCGAGGATCGCTACCCAGTTCGATTGATCGCTTTTTGGTGGCCCAGGCATACCATGGCGCCGAACGCCGTGGATGTCTATCAGATCTGCATGGAGGCGCGGCGCCGCGGCTGCGGCTATTCGGTACTCACACCGGCTGGCGCCTTCGACCCCTAGCCAGGAAAGGTTCACATGAAAAGCAAGACTCGAGACGGCCGCGGAGAAATCGGGCAGGCGGGACCGGATGCGCGGCCCGGCGTCCGTGTATTGTGCTGGGCAAACCTAATGACGCCGGCGGAGGCGGAGGAGGGAGTATGCATTCATCTATATGGCTCTGGGGCGCCGAACGCGCATTGCATGGGCCCTCGCTGCGTGACCGGATGGCGATGGGAGATATTCGACGACCACGGGGAGAGGCTGCCGTCGGGTGATGAGCCCACTCATGGGTACTGCGCTCTAGGAGGACGACCGTGACGGTGTTGGCGATCGACCCCGGGACGGCGCAGAGCGGCTGGGTGCTCTACGATAGTCTCGCGCACTGCGTGACCGGATGCGCCATCGAGCCAAATGAGAGGATCATCCGGGATCTTCGTAACGGGTGGGCTCGGTCTCATGAGGTGGCGATCGAATGCTTTCAGGCGCGCGGCGGCGCGAATGCGATTGGCCAGGACTCCATCTTGACTGTGCTATGGACAGGGCGCTTCATGGAGGCCGCGGGAAAGCCGGTGGAGCTACTCTATCGGTCCACCGTGAAGGTTCATGTCTGTGGGACCGCGCGGGCGAAAGACCCGCATGTTCGCCAGGCGCTGATCGATCTATTCCCGCCCACGGGCGGCGGCCGGATCCCACAGGTCGGGGTGAAGGCGAAGCGCGGCCCTCTCTATGGGATGGCCGGGGATATGTGGGCGGCGCTCGGCGTCGCCATAACCTATATCGGTCGGCATGCCGGCCAGGGGGTGTGAATGTACGGGATCAACAACTGCGTCTTTCTCGGGTTCTTGGGGCGTGATCCGGAGGTGAAGTACGTCGGCGACGATCGCCGCCCGGTCTGCAATCTCTCGCTCGGATGCAGTTACCCGGTGAAGAATAAGGACGGCAGCTATGGGGAGGCCGTGGAATGGGTCCAGGTGGCGGTCTGGGGAAAACAAGGGGAGGCCTGCGGCAAGCATCTTGCCAAGGGGTCTGGCCTATCCATTGTGGGCCATCTCAAAACCGACAAATGGGAGGAGGACGGGAAGAACCGGTATAGCAGCAAAATCGTCGCCGAGAAGGTGGTGTTTTTGCCGCGGCGAGATGGCTCCATCACCGGAACCGGATCCAGTAAGCAGGCGCAGCAGGCGGCGCCCGGAGCCCCGCCGATCGATGATGATGACATTCCATTTTAGGGTGACAGGCGGCGCCAATGATGATAATCTTTTGGCTCGCGTTCGATCGCTGTAAGGAGGTGGGCTATGGGCCAATCATGGCATGCGGATGGGTCCTTCGAGGATGATCCCCTGTTGTTTGACCTGATCGGTTGTGTGGTTCGGAAGTTCGGTCTGGCCATCGTGCGCATGGCGCCCGGCGCCGATGTCGAGAGCCGGCGCACGAGCTACTACAACCTGATGGGCACCCGGGGTCTGTCGGTGGAGATCAGCTATCGGTATGATCTCAACGCCCTGGTGATCACCGAGCGGGCGCCGAAGATCGTCACCCTGCTGCGCCGGCATGCTGACGAGCTGGATGATTATGCCCGGCACTTTTTGGGTCGCCAGATGTTCGACCCGCACCCGCCTGCAGTCCGAGATGCCCTTGCATCTCGAGCATCCTAGTAGTAGTTTTGCAGGCGGGTAGCCTGCGTCACATATTCCTCATGAGGAGACCTTTGTATGGAAGACATCACCGTCGTGTCCACACCCCGCGCCGCTCTGGAGCTGCCCCGCGGCCGCTCGAAGTGGGATGTGCTCGAGAAGTACCTGGCGAAGGCCATTGAGGTGGCGAACCCCGAAGACCCCAACAACGCTGCCGGCGTGCTGTTCCGACTGGGTAGCGCGAAGATTCAGAATCTGCGTTCCGCGATGAAGCGGTACGTCAGGCTGTTCCCGGAGTATCGTTTCGAGCTGACTCCCGACGTACGCAACGGACGTGAGCTCGGCAACTGGGTGATCACGGCGCACCCCCTGGCGCCAATGACCGTGGATGAGAATGCGATGCCGGGCGCGGAGCCGGCCCTCAATCCACAGACCGTCTCTGCATAGGTCCATAGGACGCCCGTCCCCCTCCTCCCAGGCGTCCGGAAGCCCGGCGTGTCGCCCAGTCGCACGCCGGGCTTTTTATCCTCGGGGGATAATCCACAGGAGAATGATGGTGTTTTCTCGCAAGCCTAAGAAGCCGAGGCGGAGAGCGCCAGTTCAGCGAGGCAAGGATCGGAAAGCGGAGGATGATGACGCCGAGGCTGAGCGCCGGCGGCTGCATCGCTGGATGCTCATGATTCGGGCTGGCTTCGGCCGGCTCTAGCATGCCCCCGCCGGGACGCGGGGTTTTCACAGGAGGAGAACGGTGTGCGCTCTTTGGAGGAGGCATACGAGTTTTTCTGCGAGGCGCACGAGATGACGCCCGCGGACAGGCAGCGGACCCAGAAGTTTTGGGCGAAGGTACTCCGCCCCTATGGCAAGGCCGGGGTGCGGGCACTGGAGCGGCTGGCCCTGAAGGCGTACCCGTTCCGTCCGCGCTTGCCGGAAATCGTCTGTACCGCGGAGGACATCATCTGCCCGCGGGCGGATGCCATAACTGTCTGGCAGAAAGCCAATTTGGAGGCGCGCCGCAGCGGTCCGGTGTCGCCCGGCCTTCACCCGGCCGTGGCCGGCGCGCTAGAATACGTAGGCGTCGAGCGGCTCCGGGGAGGGGAGAATCCTGCCTTCCTCAAGGCGGAACTCGACAAATACGTTGCTCACTATAACGCGCGACCGTTCGCCGAGCGTGCCGTGCTGGAGGGCCGCGCCACGATCGAGCAAATCGCCACATTGCCTTCGGTTGTAAGCTGGAGGCTCCAGTGAGCAGTGATACCGGCCGGGAGAACGAGGGGCGGCTGCTGGGCTGCATCCTCTGGAGCCCAGGGATCCTGACACAGGTGCTGCGGCGAGTTACCGCAGATTATTTCCAGTACCAACCCTATCGTTTTATCTATCAAATCATCGCCACCCTCGTGGACGAGGATCAGGCGGTTGATGATCTGGCGATCGTCCAGCGGGCCGCGGCGACCGGCAAGATTGACGCGATCGGGGGTGCGGCAGTCGTTGCGGACCTGTCGGGGATGGTGTCCGGCTCCTCGTCCTGGGAGATGTACGCCGACCGGATGGTTGACGCCGACCGGCGGCGCAAGATGATGGCGGTCGCCCGGGAGATCGGCGCAGACATCGCCGAGGGCAAGGACGTGGGCACCGTCGCGTTGCGCGCCTCTGCCCGGATGCAGGAGATTGCCGCGTCAGGCGGCTCCATCGCCCGTAATATGGCGGATGTGGCCGCCCAGGTGTTTCGGGATATTCAGGCGGTCTCGCTGGATCCCAATGCGAGACGGGCGATCCCGACGAAGATCGCCAGCATCGATATAGTGGCCGGGGAGATGCTTCCCGGCGAGCTCATCATCTTCGCCGGCCGACCATCGATGGGGAAGACCTCCGTGCTCATGTCGATCCTCCGCTCCGCCGGCGAGCCGTGCCTTGTGGCGAGCGCCGAGATGACGACAGAGCAGCTCATCATTCGTGAGATGAGTGCCGCCTCGGGCTCCTCCTTCCATCAGGTTGTCAACGCCAAGTTTCCGGTGGATAAGTGGGTGGCAGTCGCGGGCACGGCAGGCAACCCGGCGCTCAAGGCCATCGATGTGATCGACCGCGGCCGGCTCGCGGTGGAGCGGATTTCGGAGGAGGCCTACCGCGCTAAGCAGCGGTCTGATATCACTTTCCTAGCGGTGGATTACCTGCAGATGATCACGAGTAATCGTCGCTTCGAGCGCCGGGATCTGGAGGTCAACGAGATCACCCTGGCGCTCAAGGGACTTGCGAAGGAGCTTAATCTGGTCGTGCTGTGCGCCGCCCAGATAAACCGAGAGGCGGAGAAGGGCGAGCGCCTGGATAAGCGGCCGCAACTTCACCATCTCAGGGAGTCCGGGGCGATCGAGCAGCATGCGGATCGCGTGTATGGGATCTACCGGCACGGAAAGTATTTTGATAAGATGCCTGAACACCTCATGGGAATCACAGAGCTCGGCATAGTGAAAAATCGAAACGGACCGATAGGCAAAGCCTTATTGGAATTTCAGGCGCCGACGATGAGCTTCGCATCGGCAGATATACAGCTTGCCAGTGAATATCGATCCTATATCGAAGCGGGGGGCCGATGAGTCCGGAAGATTGGGTGCGCCTTCGTGATTGGTTTCGTAATCCGAACCGGTACGGCGCGAATGTCGCGTTCACGGCTGGCGACGCTCGGGATGCCGCCACCGCTTTCGAGTCCTCTGGATCGCTGATTGTCTCGCCGATGGACCTCGACCACCTAACCAAGGCGGAGGTCGACGCGTTCCGGCGATTGCCATGCAGCTTCGACGATATGGTGCGGGCGATTTTCGCGGCGGGTATGGTGCATGAACGAAGGCGGCATGTCAGCCATGGAGAATGACTTCCAGGCCGATGACGGCCGCGAGGTTCCTCGGCCGAACGCGCCCGGGCTGGTCCGCACGCAACGACAGCGGTACGACGCGCTGGAGCGGCTGTCGGATTGGGCGCTGTGTGTGGCGCTGCTGGCCCCGAATCTTGGCGCGGCCAAGGCAGTTGAGCTGCACAAGATCGTCGGGCAGCACGCCAAGAGCGGCGATCCGATCACAATCGACCCGAATTCAAGCGAGCGCCCCATCCTGCCGCCGGTGAAGGGCGCGGCCGCGGACTGGTTTCGCCATGCGATTGCCGTCGCCACGCCGCATCCGCTGCCGGATATCTTCGCGCGGGTGAGCGATCTCTCCGGCGGCCGCCTGTTCACGCCAGACGCCCAGGACCTCACCTATCAGGGCACAGATCTGGAGATGCTCCAGAGGGCATGCGCCGATGCGGTAATTTGCTTTGGCAGGTCGAAGACGCGCAACGAGATTGAGCGGAGCAACCCGCTTCCGGCGTTGCGGTGGAATGTCGATTGCGCGATCGATGACCTGGCGGTGGGCGGCGGCGATGGCGTGCGTGCCGATCGACAAATGCGGGCGCTGGCCTCCCTCCGGCATAGCACCAAGATCATCGAGGAGATCTCGAAGCTGCGGATCGTCAACCGGCTGCGCCGGGAGGACGTGCAGGGCTGGGTCCAGGGGGCGCTCAACGAGGCCTACCCCGACCGGCGAGACGCATCCTTCAACCGGGACATGCCGTCTGCCGAGCTGGCGGTGCTCGTCCGGGTGTTTGGCCTCCACCTCGCCTCGGACCTCTCCGGGGTGGACGAGGAGCGGCTCAACGACGCCGTGGTGAAGAGCCAGATCAAGTTCAATGTCGGCGACCTGGTCCAGGCCACCCTCGAGAAATACGGCGTGCAGGACGCATCGCAGCTCTCCAACTCGGAAATGCTCCAGGTCCAGCGCGATCTACTGGTAACCCGCTCCCTGGAGCTGGTGGCGAGCAAGGATAGCACCGCCCGAGACCTTGCGCCGCTGCTCAAGCTCCTGATGGAGCGGGACGCCCAGGAGCGGGAACAGGTCATCGAACAGCGAGAGCGGGACGTCGAGCAGACGATCGGGTTCCTGCAGACCCTAGCGGGCCATCTCGATCACTGGCTGCAGGGGATTATCCGGCAGATCGAGCTCGATACAGGCCGGCAGCTCGGGATCCGTGCGGACCCCGTCACGATGCTGCGGCAGTGGATGGGCGACGATCCGGGGTTGATGCATATGCTCGGGGTGAATGGATCGCGGGCGACCAAGGTAATCGACGTGCAATGAGAGGTGACATGGAAGCGGACCCGAACGGGCTGGACCCGCATGTGCCCGGCGCCAAACTTGACGAAGGAAAGATCCTCGCCGGCGTGCTCGGCGACTTTGGCCTAGCGCTGAAGGCCGTGGCCGAGGTCGGGACGTTCGGGGCCAGGAAGTATACCCGCGGTGGCTGGCAGCATGTCGAGAATGGCATCGAGCGCTACAGCGATGCCGGTTGGCGCCACCTCCTGGAGGAGCGTTACGAGGAACGCGCCGAGGATTCCGGCCTGCTGCATCTTGCGCACCGCGCGTGGAACGTGCTCGCCGAACTGGAGTTGCGATTGCGAGAGGCGCGTCAGGTCGGAGACCTCGGCAGTGACCGGCTACAAGCGCAGGTCTCCTGCCAATATGGGCACATCTACAACCCGCTGGAGATCCCGTACGATGAGATGGTGAGGAACGGGATAGCCTGTCCTACCTGCGCCATCAAGAGGTCGCTTGTCATCCGGCGAGAGACGATCTGATGTCTCGCGTTAAGACCGACACTCGCCCCGTCGCCACGGCGATGAGTCGCCTCTGGCAATCCGTGCAGGCGCCGGATGAGGGAGAGTCCGTCGTCGACTGGATCATCAGCAACATGCGCCTGGCGGGGTGTCCCTACGGCTTCGAGCCGTTCCCCGAGCATGTGCAGATCGCCAATGATCTCCACCCGCGGCAGATCATCAAGAAGCCCTCGCAGCGGGGCTATACCCAGCTTGGCTTCACCAAGTTGATCGCCATCGCCGCCAAGGCGCACTTCGATCGATTCGGTCGGCAGCAGATGAAGCGGGCGGATGTCATCTACAGCCTGCCTACCGACCCGATCATGAAGCGCGTCTCCGGCGACCGCATGGACCGGGCGATCAGCGACTCGCCCAATCTGGAGCTGCTGTCGGCGAGCTCCGTCCACCTAAAGGAGCTGATTCGCGGCTCGATCCACTGCATGCATCGAGGCTCTCTAACCAACACGCTGTCCATCCCCGCCGAGGTGGTGGCCATCGATGAGGTAGATCAGGGGAACATGCTGATCGCGGCGAACCTGGATTCCCGTCTTCAGCAGGCATCCCTCTTCGGCAACGAGGATCTGCCTGGCCTGATGATCCGCTGGGGGAACCCGGTCACCTTCCTCGGGATGGCGGCAACGCTCTTCCGGGTCTCCGACCAGCATCACTTCCACATTCGCTGTGATCGCTGTAACCACTGGCAGGAGATTACCTACCCCGATTCCATTGCCCATTTCTACGAGCCCGACCAGGTTCCGGATCCGAACCATGAGGTCTACTGGATGTGCCTGAAGTGCAAGGCGCCGCTGAGCTTCGCGAATCTGCGTTGGCGCCGCAGTGACCCAAACCGGGTGGAGGGCGGAGAGTGGGTTGCCAAGTACCCGGATCGCACCGCCGACGGCGGCGGGATGCGCGGCTACCAGGCGCCGATGGCCGGGCATCGCGTGGGGGGCGGTACCGTCACGGCCAAGTCATTTCTGCTGGCGCGCGATGAGGGCTCCTACAAGGGCAACCTTGGGCTGTTCCTATCGCACAAATGCGGCTGGGAGTACGCCGATCCGTCGAAGCATCTCACGGCCGAGGCGCTACGTGGCCTGATGCTCAACGAGCATGCCCGCTGGGGCGAGAACCAGCGGTCGTCGGTCAGCGTGATCGGCGCCGACCAGGGGGCGTACATCATCGGGCTCGGGCTGGTCCCGGGGTCAAAGAAGGCGGTCTCAGAGTTCGGGACCTGGGATGTGTGGATGATCGAGCAGGTGCCCGATACCGCCGCATTCGATGCCGTGGAAGACGTCGGCGACGGGACTGGCGCTGGGCGCGCGGTGGACGGCCGCTTCACGAGACTGATTCGCACCCTCCGCCCGCAGTACCTATGTGTGGACGGCGTACCCAACGCCTCCAATGCGGAGACGCTGTTCAAGCGACACCCGCATGTGGTGTGGCGGACGACGTACGGCACGGTGTCGGAGGGGCCGGCGCTCAAGAAGATGCAGCAGGAGATCGGCCAGGAGATTGAGCACTGCCGGGTGGATCCCGATGCCGCTCAGCGGATTTTTCTGGTTGATAAAGTGAAGACTCTTGATTGGCTTTTTGGCCTTATCCGGGCCCGCCAGATCCGGCTGCCCACGGCGTTCGACGCGTCGGCGAAAGTCGAGGAGCTGATGGCGCATATTTGCTCCGTGGAGAAGGTTGTCAGGATCGGAGATCGTGGCAAGGTTATTGTTTATTATCAATCGGTTGGCGCTGATCACTTGCTCATGGCCCTCATGAATGCGGCGCTCGCCGCCCTGGTGGTCTACAATCGCCGGGCGCGCTACCGTGGCCACTCCATCGTGATTGACCCAACCAGTACGATTCGCAAATTCAAATCCGGTCTCCGTGCCGGAACGGGTGTCACTTGACGAAAACTCATGAGAATGAAAGAGTGTAGACAGTGATTGACAACCCGAGAGGTGAGTTTCGATCCTATACGGTCGAGCAGGTGTATGAGGTCTATCGAGAAATTGCTCGCACCCTGGGATGCTTCGAGCGGAACATCGAAATCCAACACGCCGATAACAAACCGCGAAAGGCCGTGCTGACGTTTAACATTAAGATCGTCGGAGAGCGCGGCTTCTAATTAGTTCGGCGCCGCGGAAGCGGCACATACCCACTGGCAGGTGATAAAGGCCAGGGCCCCACAATGGGGCTCTGGCCTTTTTGCGTTCATGGCCAAACGTAAGAAGAAGGCGGCGAAAACCAAGCCTAAGTCGATGGCGATGGTGCCATCCATGCTTGTCGCGGGGGCAGAAGCTGCGACGGTCGTACGGGCGGTGCGCGCCGGGCAATCTGCGCGCGAGACCGCACGGGATGAGTCTCGCTCCTACTACTCGGGGTTCCGCGGCGACTTCAGCGCCTTCCTTCGTCGCCGGCAGTACATCACCGACTCCCTCGACCAAAACGGGGAGACCCTCGCGACCCTCGCGAAGCGAAACCCAGAGATTTTCATTGAGTTTCTGTTCGATCGAGACCCCCTGCTCTCATCGGTGCTCGAGAAGTTCATTGACCTGACGGCGTCCCAGTTTTCCGTGACGGTCACCAAGAATGGCAGGCCGCACGCCGGCGGGCAGCAATACGTGGACGAGTTCATCACGAAGCTCGGACGGCCCGTTGGGGACGGCTATCAGCATGCGAATGACCTCCGTCGCATCCTGCGCAAGCAGCTCCAGTATCTCTTCGTGCGCAAGGCGGTGGCCCTGGAGGTGGTATTCGACGAGGACATGCAGCCGGTGGGGATCCCGGTCATCGATCCGCTCTCGGTCGAATTCAGGGAGCGCCCGGGCGACCGATTCCGTTACAAGCCCTACCAGAAGGCCAAGGGCGGCGAGGATGTCGATCTCGACATCCCGAACTTCATCTGGATCCCGCATTCATCCTGGGGAGATCCGCACTCCAGGAACCCGCTCATCGGCGCCATCAAGAAGGTGCTGGGCATGATGCAGCTCCACCAGGATCTCGAGCTGGTGGTGCATCACGCGGCTTGGCCCCGGCTGCAGATCGGCTACGAGCTGGAGAAACTCGATGCGATGGTGCCGGAGACCATCACCGAAGAGCAGGAACGCATCAAGTGGATGGAGAACCAGATCGATCAGATTGTGGCGCGCTACGCCGACCTTCAGGCCGACGATAATGTGGCGTTCGCCAGTGACCTATCCGAGGTCAAGTATCTGGAGCTGCAGCACACCTCCGGGGAGATCTTCTCGCCCGAGTCGCTGATGAAGGCGCTGGAGGTTCGCATCTTGGATGCGACGGATACCCTATCGACGACGATTGGCCGGACGGCCTTCACCGGTGAAGGGGCGAATGCCCTGGATGGGCTCGTTCAGGCCGCTGTCTGGGGTGCCCTGCGTCAGACGGTAGAGACGGCCACGAGCCGGGCGCTATCGCTTGCGCTGCTCGTCGGCAAGGGGATCGCCGCAAAGGTCGAATTGAGCTTCGAGGAAATTGTCCTGGAGCCGCGCAGCAAACTTGCGGTGTGGGTCAAGCAGGACTTGGAGAACCTGAGGTCGGCCTATTTGATGGGTGGGATTCTCGAAGAGGAGATGGCCCAGGAGGCTCGTCGCCTCACCCGGCTGATGGGGCCGGTGCCAGAGGGGACTGCCATTGATGAGGACTGGGTCCGCGGGAACAAGGTCGCTGGTGACCCCAATAGGGATCCAAGCCAGGAGCCGCAGAAGGAGCAGCGCCGCCAGGAGTCGAACCGCGGTCGCCGCTCCACCGGATAAACCAACTGGAGTCTTCTGATGCCTGACCGCTCTCCTTCCCGGGCCCCGACCGCCGCCGAGCTTCGGCTCATCAACCGGCAGTTCAGCCGCCGGCAGCTCGCTGCTGGGGATATCGCTATCCTCGACCGGGTTCATCTCGCCAACAACTACCAGCTTGCGCATGGGATGTACTTCATCGACACCGCGAGCTCATTGGCGTTGATGGCGGACCAGATCAACCTGGGTTTCGACGGCGCCAAGTCGGTGCATCTGATGGTGAACCACCAGGCCAGGGATATGTTGGGCCTTGGCACCTTCTTCGATGCCAGCATGGCGGACAACGACGGCGGCCAGGTCCTCGCTGGCAAGATCTACGTCGTGCGTGATCTCCAGTCCGGGGGCTTCGACGCGAACTCCCTGATCTCGGCGTACGACGCCGGCCTCTGGGAGGACATTTCCATCGGCCAGGACTGGCGCGGCGCCCGGTTCCGGTGCGACGTCTGTGGCTGCGACGTCCTGAGCCATGACTGTGACCATCTCTGGAATCTCATCTTCGGCGATCCCCTGCGCGACGGGACCTTTGCCACGATGACGGTTGAGCGATCACTGCTCCATGAGACCAGCGCGGTATTCCGTGGCGCGCTCAGCGATGCCGGCGTGGGCAAGCTCTCCGCCCTAGGGCTTGGGCCGGCGCCCGTCGTCCCCTCCCGGCAGCAGCTTGCCCAGGCGCTCTTCGCCGCCCGGGAGGCGAACTGCTACGGCATGGAGTGCTCGGCCCACGGGAAGCTCCAGAGCTCGGGCCTGAATGAGGTGCTGTTCTCCCACGACTCGAAGACCAGCGACCGAGAGGGCGACTGGTCCGCCACCATTCGTGGCCAGCGGAAGTTCCTGCCGGATTCGGCATTCGCCGACACTGAGCATCGCAACTTCCCTCACCACTGGGTGCTCGGCGGTTATGTGACCGACCAGGGGCGCTACGCCGAAGACCGCGGCGATCTGGTGCTCCATGCCGAAGGCACTCTCGCGGCGCTCGCGCGGGCGACCGGAGATGCCGACGGCTCTGTGCGGGAGCATCTCGCCTCCCACATCGCCGCCGAGTATTCAGGGAACGCGACCGTGAGAGCTGGATTCGACGGGGTTTCGATTGTCTCCGAGCAGGGGAACGAAATCATCGGCGCCATGGTGATCGACCCGCGATCCACCAGTTGTGCCCATCTCTCGCCGGAGGACATGGAGCTTCTCGGCGAGGCCCTGCGCGCCGCCCTCGCGAAGGACGGCCGCCTACAAGACCACAACGCGCCGGACGGCGCGAACGGAGCGGAGATTTTGTCCGACACTCAAAGGGCGCAAGCCCAGGAGACCCCCATGAAGACGCTAGAAGAGCTGCAGGCAGAGGTGGATAGCCTGCGGATCGCGAATGACAATTCCAACAAGACCATCGGAAACCTCCAGTCGGAACTGGAGGTAGCCAACAAGAAGCTCGTCGATGCGCAGGCGGCGCTCACCGAGACCACCGAACGTCTCGAGGCCGCCGGCGAGAAGGCAGCCAGCGACCTGGCCGAGATCCGGTCCCTCCTGAACGAGGCCGGGCTGCCCAACCCCACCCTGAAGGATCTCAAGCGTCTGGCCCGTGACGCCCAGGCAGCCCTCACTGCCAAGGATGAGGCGCGGATCGCCGTGCTCTCTCTGATCGACGATCTGACCGGCGAGACCGGTCTCAGCGCCGAGGATGCGGAGCACTACAAGGAGCTGGCCGGTTTCATGTCCGCCGACAGCCTGTCCAATGCCGCGGCCGCGGAGAAGCTCAACAAGTTGGCGTCCAACATCAAGGCCGAGTGTCAGATGCTCGGGATCCAGCCCGGACGTCGGGCTGCGGTGGATCCCGATGCGGGGGATGGCCAAGCGTCCGGCGAGCTCTCCGAGGATCGTAAGTCGCGCCGCGACCGGTTCCGCACGTCGCAGTAGTGCAGAGATTCCTCATGAGAATCTGAACGAGAACTCCCAGATAGAAGGAATACAGTCATGTCTCAAGAAAACCAGATCATGAATTACGATGTCGGCGCGTCGTTCGGCTCGGGAGACGAGCTCTTCACCGATGCCGAGGCACTCCGCTCTGCTCACAAGATTTCCGCCGTGTTCGACAACAGCTCGGCGGATTCCTTCCCCAAGGGCCGCGGCCTGAAGGACAACACGGACGGCGGCACCGACGGCCTCAAGACCGAGTGGACCAACGGCGTCATCGGCACCCAGACCGGCTTGTGCATCCTCATGCACGACGTCGTGCTCGATGGTTCGGGTGGGCAGGTGATCGCCACCGCGGTCGATGCCTCGCTCGGCATCAAGGCTTCCGTCTGCACGGATTCCGCCGGCGCTGCCCTCGATGCCAACTTCACAGCCGCAGTGCCGTTCATCAAGTTCGCATAAGGGCGACCTTCTCGACCTTGTGAAAAACCATCGCGAATAAGGAGAAGGACATGCCTTCCATCGTTGCATACAACAATCTCCTGGAAGATATCCAGGAAGCCTACAACGACGCGGCGGACCGGGCGCAACTCCGGTACGTCAACTCCGTCAGTTCCATTCCCCAGGAGGGTGACGAAGTCGAGTGGGTGCGGCGCAACATCGACACCGGACTCGCCCCTATCACCTCACCCGAACAGAACTCACCGATCCTACCCCAGGGTCGGTACCACACCGCCCGCTCGACCGCCGTCGAATCGCGCTTCATCAAGGCGTTCAACCGGCAGGAGCTGGCGAATCTGTCCAGCGCCGACAAGCGGATTCGCATCCAGGCCGAGGACCATATCCAGTATGAGATCGTCGATCAGCTTCGGCGTGCGGAGCACCTCCAGGAGATGATCGCCAACGATCTTCTCGTGAAGGGCACCGTCAGCTACGTAGAGGTGACGCCGGGGATCCAGGTGAAGGTGCTGACCTCCATCGACGGCTTCCATATCTCAACGGCCTCGACGACCTGGGACAACACCGCGACCGCGACGGTGCGGGACGACATCGACGCGGAGCTGCTGGCGTACTGGCAGCGGAACAACGAGATGCCGGCCGCCATGCGAATGAGCCGCGATACCTGGAACCTGATGAAGGTAAACACCCAGGTCACCAATCTCATCCAGAACTACATGGTCACCGCCGGCGGTGCGAATATCAACCGCGACGACGGCATCGGCGGACTCGTCAGCCGATCTCTCGTAATCCAGGCCTTCGACTGGCCGGAAATTATCCTCGATGACGCATCGACCACGGTTTCCGGCACATGCGCCAGCACGACCGGTGCGACCGCCTCCGAGACCCTGACTCTCAATGCGCAGGTATATGGCATTCGTCCGGGAGACACCCTGCTCGTCGGTTGGGACGAGCGGGATGGATCCTACACCTCGACGCGACCAGTTCTGGGGGTTGGCGTGACAGGCCGGACACTGACGATCGACTGCACCGCCGGTGCGGTCACCGCCGGCGACATCTGCGCCGTGAAGTGCCGCTTCCTGCCGCTGACGGATGTCCAGTTTGTGCCGCAGAACGAGACCGCGAATCTCGAGTGGCGGAATCCGTACTACAGCATCGAGGTCAGCGGCGACCTGCCGGTGCTGCCGGATCGCTCTGGCCTGACGGTGGACGCGTTCTCCGCAGGTGAGCAGGGGCTCGCCGTATTCCGGCGCGTCTGGAACAAGTTCGGCATGCGCGTGAAGGATCCACGGAAGCTCCAAACCTTCGTGACCCGCTAG